CAAATACAATTTACTTCCCTCCTGCACGCTTGACCACCTTCTTCCCTGCAGAAGGGGCTACACGGCTGGGGGGAGGGGGTGCCTCGACGACATCATCCTCCTCCTCCTCATCCTCCTCCTCAGCAGGAGCAGCAGCAACAGGAGCCGGGCGACTACCACCGACAGAACGGCGGGCAGCAGGCATCACAGCCGCGACCACATCCTCCTCCTCCTCAGCTACGGCAGCCGCACGGCGACTGCCACCACCGCCTGCAGACGCAGGAGGAGCATCGTCATCAAGGATGGCACAGCCACGCATACGCTCAGGAACGAAGTCCATCTTGCACTGAGTTGCCTTCCAGCTGGCACCGTACTTGGAACCAGCAAACCACAGACCAGTGCACTTCACCAGGAACACACCGCGGCTGTTCTTGATCAGCAGGTCCTCAACACCCACATCCACGAAGGACGCTTCTGATTGTCGTAGAAGGCAGTCTCAAAGGCATCGTTCTTCTTGGGCAGCTTCACCTTAAAGGTGGGAGGGTAAGGCTTGGGCTTGCCCTCACGGTCCAGAGACACCTTCACGCTAGGCGTGTAGAAAGCCTTGATGACCTCACGGCTGGCATTGGGCATCTTGAACCAGGCCTGGCTGTTCTGGATGCCGGCCTCAATCATCAGCTCGTCAAAAGCGACCATCATGTCATAGAAAGCCTTGACCTTCTCATCCGTCTCCACGCCACGGAATGAAAGGTCAACAGAATAGGAAGTAGGGCCTGCCTTGTCATATACATTAAGACCATAGGGGATAGGCATTGATGCCGTCTGGGTGAGTAGGGCACGGCCCTCATAATCGAGATAAACCTGCTTGCCGCCAGAGTCTAGGACCTTGGGAGGGCGAAAGGTGATCTTGCTTGCATCGAAATCGCTTGGAATAGTTACGCTTGAGGCCATTTTTTTTACTCCTTTTAACTTCAAACCAACGCCATGCCCCATCTCAATTTTTTCCCCCAACTGGCCCAAAGTTTAATGCAGATAGCATCAATTCTGGTTATTAATCCCTACTTTCTTATTGGAGACTAAGCCAAAGGCGGATAAAGTATCTAATAATAGCGTAGTTGGATTCCATTCATTATTCCAATTATATTCACTGGCTCGGTAATCATACGGGTATGCGTGATGATAATTATGCCATCCTTCACCAGACGAAACTATGCTTGTAAATGTATTTTGCCTTGAAGATATATTAGAGTCATAAGGTGTTGACCCCCACATATGAGCGACACTATTTACGCACCAAGTTGCGTGGAGAAGTAACACCCATCTAAGAACCCCAAAATAGAAATAACCTAACCATAATGAATTCCATGCATACATGCCGTAGGCTGAAGGAAGAATAAAACAAAATAGATTTGAAAGTACTAGATAGTTTCTGTGTTGAAACATAACAATTGCATCATTTTCAATATCATCCATGTCAATTAATCGTGAAGCTGCTCTGAATTTATCGGTTCGCCTGAAAAATAACCAGCCAATATGGGAATAAAAGAACCCGTATTCTATGGAGTGCGGGTCTAATTCCGTGTCAGTATGTCTATGGTGCATTCTGTGGTCTTTTACCCAGTGGTAAATAGAACCTTGGTGAGCGGCGGAATTTGCAAACATAAAAATAAGTCGCACTGGCCACGATGCTTCAAATGACTTATGAGACCAAAGACGATGAGCACCAGCTGTGATTCCTAAGATAGCCGGTATCTGTACGGCTAAAATAAGTTCACCAATCAATCTATAGGAGAAAACAGTCTGAATATTATATATAGCATATAATGCTAAAATATGATGAATTGATATATAAAAAATATTTGTATAATGTAGCGTTGAACCCATTTCCCCACTCTATAATACATCTTCAATATATGTCAAACTTCTTTCGAACTTACAAGTTTTGCTGTAATATCTTCGGGAAGAACATCAATAAGAAGGGTGTGCCCCTGCCCCAACCTTTCTATTCGGATGAGCATAGTTCTTTGATTAAATAACTTTTATAACTTATATTTTGAAGTCTTTGCAAAATATAAATTATAAAATACCTTAATCTTATCAGAACAAACAACTCGGCTCACCCTTGTAAAAATAGGTTGCCTGAGTATACGTTTCTTCTGCTCTTCACTAAGTGGAACAGACCCGCATTTGTAACGTACAATAAATTGTCTCACGATACTGAGATTTTTCCAGCCCTATAACATCGGTTCAAACAGGAAAAATTGAAATCGTTTATTAGAAATATGACTGACAACCGGTGACCAAAGAAGTCAACATGCCTGAACACAACAAGGAGTCAAAGATGCGTAGGGTGAAGAACCAGCGGCGGACTGCAGTCGAGGCTAACCTGGCTTCCACAAAGGCAGAGCTTAGACAGATGCGTGAAGTCTATTATGCCGAACGTGCCCTAAGCCCTGAGGCAGCAGAGGCAAAGGCTGCACGGAAGGCTAAGGGGTTCGCGGCCTATGAGGCAAAGAAAATGGCGAAGAAGGCACGGCGTCGCAATGCGGCAGCATTAGAAGCAAACCACTAATAAATAAAAAACACCTATTTTTTAAGCCATCATACAGATACGCTGCTTTTCAAGCTCACGCAGATAGTGGTCAATATTAGGGATAGCAAGTGACTCGTTAATACTTTTAATTGAAGCCTTATTCATGGGCTGAGAATTGAGGAACTTAATAATCTTGTAATGGGTTGAATTATCGTCCACACAATGCTTTCCCACTGACCATGTAACCGAAGCAGTTGGTGAGATACTTGTACCGTCTAATACCTCCCCGCGACGGGTATTATAAGCAGGTGTAAGCTTCCACACAATATTTTCACTGTACTTGCTCATTGTTTTTTTATTGATATCTTTTTTAAAAGATATCAATTTTTTCTTAATCCCGCCCATTTAGTTGTCGCTCCCAGCCGCTGGAGGCGGCAAGGCAAGCATCGGTAAAAACATATTGTTATTATTGTTCAAAATCGCACTAAGAAATTGCATAGCGTTATTCGGAATTTCAGCAGTCTCAAGATGGGCATATTGGCTATAAATCCCTGGTATAGCTGATTCATATAACCACGGATAAGATTCCGCACATTCTTTACACACAAGCGTCATTGCAGTTAACACATACATGGCACCAGTGCTCCTATCAGACTGTTCATTAGCAGCAGAAACAAACATCCTAATGAGTTCCATATTTGCCTTACGCAGCAAATCCAAATTCCTGCTACCAATAATATCTCTCAACGAATATCGAAACGGTCGCGCTGGATACGGTATTATTTTACTGCGAACATCATTGGACAAACCTGCACGATGATACCAAATATCATAAATCTCAACATAAAATTTGCGTAGACCATGCTGCGACAATCCGATGAACCACAACGAACTCGTATAATAACCGAGCTCATCGATTTTCTGAAATAAATCAGTGACCTTCATCTGAAATCTTTGGTCAGGTGTATCTGGTGCGATTGGTGCCCACCGCGTATCAATATTTTTCCGCCTACACCAACGTATAAATTTCATGGCCTTTGCTAATTGTTTTTCCGTAATTGGCTGGCGATTATAGGGATTCTGAACCTCTGTATCAATATTTTTTTCAATTAACATACTGATGGAACGCACATCAAAACTATATATCATTTTATCCGAACCGATATATGAAAAAAGCATGTGTCGTGGTATGCCAACAATATCTTCCATAGAAAAGAAATCTGTCGAATTGGTGCTTAGCTCAGGGCAAAATAATGCGGGCCCTTGTCGCCGTTTCATTAAAATAGGCCCCTGCCGCCGCCACCATCGTTGTAAAAGTTTAACGTGTTTTTCTGGTGAAACGGGTACAAAAACCGTATTATTTGACGAATCTTTCGGGTTTCTAATGGCGTAAGGTCGTGGGTGCTTACAATGTAGGCCACAATATTCGCCATTTATTGCAGGATTAGGGCATCTCTGGTCGGGATGTTTTCTAGAACGGATGTTCTTGCATAAAAGAGGCTCCATAGTATTCCTAAACAGGTGAAACATTTATGTGCTAAAAACAAAATCCTGATTGTATTCGGGTCACACCCTTGCAAAAACAAAGACAGGTCCAGAAGGCCCATTGTGAACAGTCACAAATTTCACTTTTTCGTTGTAAAAACCCCCTTGTCCGGGTCAAAATAGCCACTTTTAACGGTAACCGCAATAAAAAATTGACAACCCTACAGTTCCAAACTTTATTTCAAGTGCGTTAAAAAGACCCACAAAAAAGCCCGACAACAAGTATAAAATGAGCTCTAAGACAACTAAGACCGCAACGACGACCGCACCAAAGACCACTAAGGCCCCTCTCAAGAAGGAGGAGGTCGCTGCCCCTGTAGTAGCCGCTCCTGCCACTTCTGGCCGTAGCTCCAAGGCTTCTGCAGCTGCTGCCCCCGTATCCGCAGCAGCTGTAGTTGCTGCCGCTGTAACCGCAGTCGCCGCCCCCGCCGAGGATGAGGTGACTCTTGTAGCCGAGTTCAACGGCCACGTCGCCCGCGTGAACGAGCTCCGCAACCAGCTGGGCCTGGTTCTTGGCGACATGAAGAAGACCGAGAAGCGTCTGGCTCGTGAGCTGAAGCGCTCTGGCCGCCGCCGCCGTACTCGGGCACCTGCCCTTGATGAGGCTGGCAACCCTCTGCCCAAGAAGCCCTCTGTCTTCACCAAGCCCCAGCAGATTACCGATGACCTGTGCGTCTTCCTTGCTAAGCCCAAGGGCACTCTGGTCAGCCGCTCTGACGTGACCCGTGGTGTAATGGACTACGTGAAGAAGCACAGCCTCAACAACAAGCAGGACATCAACCCTGACGCTGCTCTTCGCAAGCTCCTGAAGGTGACTGAGGCTGAGAAGGTGACTATCCTCAATCTTCAGCGTTACCTGAAGATTCACTACGTGAAGGCCGTGCCCACTGCGTAAGTGATAAAAGATAAAAGACAATAGAAGACAATAGAAGACAATAGACACAATAACACTAAAGAAACAAAAGACAATATAGGCACATGAAGATATATTCTTAATATATCATTCAGGTCCCTTAGCTCAGTTGGTAGATGCATTCGGCTGTTAACCGGAAAGTCGACGGTTCGACCCCGTCAGGGACCGATATAATTTATGAGAAAGTAATACTTTCTGATAAACTGAAATCACCCCCACATTAGAACGTATTACATTCTAATGTGAGGTCTAGTAGCTCAGTTGGTGGAGCATTTGTCTTATGAGCAGAGAGTCGCGAGTTCGATCCTCGCCTAGACCATGTTTTTTTGTTATTGTTATCAACCATTAACAAAAAAAAGTATAAGACGCCACTAGAAAATCTTTTTAGCGGATGTCAAAAATTTCGGTGTGAAGTGCTTTAAGATTGCGGTTTTTTTCACCGATGTTATAATAGGGATTTGTAGTTTAGGTATACGTTTCGGTGTTTGTCCACTCCAACTTTCAACGACGCAATTTCCATTTACAACAAGGTGATTGCGTTCGTAGTCTTCAAGGCAGATGTGATAATAAGTGAATTCTGAGCCAACTTCGGCTTCAGTTGCTAATGGCAAACCAGCATCTTTAGCACAAATCAGACGACCGTTAATTAAAATCTGATGCCAGTGACTAATATATACAGTCTCATTGCAACCATGCTTTCCCGCAGCAATCTTATAAACTTTATTGCTTTCATCTTTATCTATATCTGCCCATTTTATGCCCCATGAAATTGTTTTTATCACTTTTGTTAGGTAGCCGTGTTGATTAAGAACAATATCACCCTCTTTTATATTTTCTATTAAACTAAAACCGTATGGTGTTTTTACTTTTGTTCCTTTTAACAAACAATTTACAAGTACACTCTCAAATGGGGCTGGTGGCTGAACCCCTATTAACGGAGATGGATAATTATTTCCTAATGAATCTTTTGCAAGAATTAAATCATTTGCATCTTTTGATGCAAATATAGTCCAACAGATAGGATAGATAGTCGTTTGATTGATGAGGGTTGTTTCAAATACTAGTCGTTCCATTGGGTCGAGCTCTAGCCCAAGATCTATCTGTGATAGGTCGAGGGGCGGGGACTGATCTGGGGGAAATATTTTATATTGTTTTAATAAACAATTAGCTGTTATAATTTGATACCCATTTCCCGAAACCACAAGTTTAGTAACTAGAAAATATATTGTAGATGGAAGATTCGGATCTCTTAAATCCTCTTCCCTACAAACTCCCCAAGCGTGCCATAATGATAATATAGGGTCAGGTGCAATATGGGGTATAAAAAAATTGTGGGGCACAAAAAAATTTGCGGGGATAAAATTTTCCGTCGTCGAAGATTCTGTCGTCGAAGATGTAGCAGCTGCGTCAGTGATTAAACTGCCAGGTATTACCTCTATAGGTCCAACCGTTGTAGGTCCAATCTTAATACGCCAACCTAATAACCCTGAATAGTCAGTTTCTGACTGTAAATTAAATGTAGCCGATGATGTTGTTTTAACCACTGGGAAAATTTGATTCCAGTTATTGCTGCTTGTATTTTCCCTCAAATAAAAATAAATATTTGCAGTTGAAACATTTTGAGCAACTGCATAGTAGATTGTTATCGAGTTTGCTATAGTTGTAGGTGCTTGTTGGGTCCCAAAATTTCCTTCAATAACACTTGGTTCACCATTATCAATTATCCAGTTTATTTTTCCTGATTGAGACTTATTTACTGGAAGACCTGATAGTGTAACCGATATGGTTTTAATTGTTTGCGTTTCTGAAATTGTGATACTTGTTACACTTGGAGACTCTCCAGAAACAGCAAATGTAACTTCAGAACCAATAGCAACTACGTAATTAAAGGTTATTGACTCAGAAGTGCTTCTAAGAAAGGCTATTGATTCTGGCGATAAGTTATTTGTAGTTGATGAGTCATTTGTGGTAGTGGATGAGTCATTTACTGTAGTTGATGAATTATTTGTGGTAGTTGAGGAGTCATATACTGTAGTTGACGATGAGTCATTTGCTGTAGTAGTCGATGAACTATTTACAGTAGATGATGGTTCTGTCGTTGACGTAGCAACTGCGTCGGTAATTAAAATGCCAGGTATGACCTCTTTAGGTCCATTATTAATAGACCAACCTAATAACCCTGAATAGTCAGTGCCTGACATTAAATTATTAAATGTAGCTGATGATAATGTTTTAACCTCTGGGATAATTAGATTCCAGGTATTGCCGCTTGTACTTCCCCTCAAATAAAATCTAATATCTGCAAGTAAAACATTTTGAGCAACTGCGTAGTAGATTGTTATCGAGTTTTCTGTGGAGGTAGGTGCTAGTTGCGTAAAAAAAATTCCTTGAATTATAGTATATGATGCAGGAAAAATAGCCCAGGCTAATTCGTTAGGATTATTTACTTCAAAACCGGTTATTGTAGCTGATATTGTTTTACTTGTATCTGTAAATGAAATTTGTAAACTTGTTACATATTGCGGGAGTATATCTATAAAGATATCATTCATTTTAGAGTAAAATGTAATATCAGAAGGTTCTATAGATTCATCAACTATATATATAAAGGTTATTGATGAAGAAGTGCTACTAAGAAAGCTTATTGATGCTGGGTATAAGTTATTTGTAGTTGATGAGTCATTTACAGTGGTTGATGAGTCGTTTGCTGTTGTTGATGAGTCGTTTGCTGTTGTTGATGAGTCGTTTACAGTAGTCGATGAGCTATTTACAGTAGTCGATGAGCTATTTGCTGTTGTTGATGAGTCGTTTGCTGTTGTTGATGAGTCGTTTGTAGTAGTCGATGAGTCATTTGTGGTAGTTGAGGAGTCATTTGCCGTAGAAGGGAGGAATAGCGTAGTTTCCAACGCAGTAGTTTCTGTTGAGTTATTTGCTGCTGTTGTAGATGAATTATTTGCTGTTGTCGATGAGTCATTTACTGTAGTTGATGAGCTATTTGCTGTTGTAGATGAATTATTTGCTGTTGTCGATGAGTCATTTACTGTAGTTGATGAGCTATTTGCTGTTGTAGATGAATTATTTGCTGTTGTCGATGAGTCATTTACTGTAGTTGATGAGCTATTCGCAGTAGTCGATGAGCTATTTACAGTAGTAGATGAGTCATTTGCTGTTGTCGATGAGTCATTTGCTGTTGTCGATGAGTCATTTACTGTAGTTGATGAGCTAAAATTATTTGATGTAGAAGGGACTGATAGGGTAGTTTCCAAAACGGTAGTTTCTGTTGAATTATTTACTGTTGTTGACGAGTTATCTGCAGTAGTTTCTGTTGAGCTACTTGCCGTAGTGGACGACTCATTTGCTGTTGTTGATGAATCGTTTGTCGTAGAAGAACCCAATAGCGTAGTCTCTGTTGTGCCATTTGAAGTGGTTTGAGGTGTGGAAGAAGGAAATGTCGTCGAAGAATCCAATAGCGTAGTCTCTGTTGAGTTATTTTCTGTCGTAAAAGAGCCAGGATTTTCTGTCGTAGATGAGTCAGGGTTAGTAGTTGTTGAAGAGGAAGGGATAGTTGTCGTATATGAGGAAAGATTTTCTGTCGTAGAAGAGGTAGAATTAACAGTCGTAGAAGAGGTAGAATTAACAGTCGTAGATGAGGAAGGATTACCTGTCGTAGAAGAGTCAGGGTTATTTGTCGTAGAAGAGGTAGAATTAACAGTCGTAGAAGAGGAAGGGTTACCTGTAGTAGAAGAGGAAGGATTACCTGTAGTAGAAGAGGAAGGATTACCTGTAGTAGAAGAGGAAGGATTACCTGTAGTAGAAGAGGAAGGATTACCTGTAGTAGAAGAGGTGGAATTAACAGTCGTAGAAGAGGTAGAGTTAGCTGTCGTAGAAGAGCCAGGATTATCAGTCGTAGAAGAGGTAGAATTAACAGTTGTAGAAGAGGTAGAACTAGCTGTCGTAGAAGAGCCAGGATTATCTGTCGTAGAAGAGGAAGAGTTAGCTGTCGTAGAAGAATTCGTAGTAGGAATGATTGTTACGCTATTAATATAATCATCATACCAGGATGTAGGTATCGAACTGCCTTGGCTATTCAAATCTGTATAGAGTCCAAATGTTGAGTCCCCATTATTCCAACCAGCATAGAGTTTGTATGAAATTGATTGTCCGGATTCATAAAATGAACCTGTTTTATCTAACAAATTCAATAAATTTGGTGGTGCTGACATCCTTAATTAAAACTTATATTTTTTTGACCCATTAAAAGCCTTCCGTCTGCGTTTTCGTGACCCACCCCTTTTTACCGGCACTGTTTGCATCGGGCAAACTCCAGGCGTAGATGTAGAAGCATTATCAGCACATCCTTTTATTTGTTCCATTTTAATATGTTTAGTAGCTCCATTGAAAAATACTTCATATGTAGAACCTTCACGGCCCAAAAGTCGGGCATTTCCTTCCTCTAAAACAACGTAGGTATTAGTATCTGTGTATGTTACAAACGGCGACGGGTTTTTCGATGGAACTATGTAAAATCCCAAACGATTAAAAATCTGCATTCTTTTCGCCTGTGTCATACCAGGCGGCACATTATCCTCTTCAGAAGCATCTAACGCAAAAGTTGTAAAACCCTTTGCTAAAAAAAATCGTCGTAGATGTTTAAAAGCATTTTTAAATACACCATTTCCACGATATTCCGGGTTGACACAGACGTAATACAAATAAACTGTCGGGTGTTTCGGTAAAACAAGACTGACAAACAATAATTGTTTACCGCTCCGTGCTAAAAATAGCAAAAAAGGCACAGTTTTGTAATTTGCCATAAGACCATCTAAATTAACACTATTCGGGAAAGACTTTTGGAAAAGGTTCGATATATCTAATATATCATTGTTATCGAGTTCGGCGAATTTTTTAAAATAATATGTTACCATTAACTAATACCTAGAAAAAACTATTGGGTTTCCTATGCTTCATCCGGATAAAGCCGCCCACCAACTACTATCCCAATGAGCGTAAGTTTTTTTAAGTTTGACCAACCCCTCTGGCTCAGCGGCCGCACTAACGAAACATCTTTGCCACTGTTCACTATCGAGTAAATTCTCCGCGTTATCATTTTCACCGGATAATATCACCTTAGCCTTATTAAGTTTAATTACATCGTTTATTAGCATGATATTTGTATCTGTTTTTCGCCAGTTGCAAAATGTATGACGACTCCAAATATCTGTAATAGATTCATTTGATAACAGGCTTTTTAGAGCTGTTTTCCACGGCACAATAGCTAATTCAGGGGTGTAGTCAGAACCTATCAAGACACAAAGGTCTAGAAACCTTGTTTCAGAAAGTCTCAATCCGTTTCTAATCAAAATCGGGTCATATTGGTTCCAAGTTTCACCAGGGCTAACATGTATGTTTTTTGGAACCAGGAGTAATGCACCGCGGGCAATAAAATCCAAGTCAAGACTTATCACCGCATCAATAATATCACGCTTAAACATATATGCCAACAAACTATCTGCCTCACCAGACGCTGTTACAAACGTAGTTCCAGTTATGTATAGGAACCGTTTAATCTCATCTTTAATTTCATAGGTTAAAACGGGGTGCTTTTCTTCAATCTCATTAATCTTCCGCTGTAGTTCCTTAATAATCTCAACATCAGACTCATTTTTAAGGGACTCTTTTAGCTTCGAACAAAGCTCAAGAGCATCAGCCCGTTCATTACGCCGTTTTATAACGACACTATCTTTTTCACTAGGGGCCTTTCCATCAAAGACATAAATAGGCTTAATTTTCAAGCTCTTGAATTTTACAATCTGTTCGGCAATAACATCAACCGGATTGATATGAGATGAAATAGCACGATAAAGAAAGCAAGTAATATCTATGCCAATCACAGAATCCATAAAATCTGCCCAACGGACAGACTTTATGCTTCCTGGTGTAGTTCGTGTAATACAAGTATTCAAGCCACGGATGCCCATTAAGAGGAGTTTTAATATCTAAGCCCCCCAATAACCGTCTCAAATTTTTACCCCTTTTCATAATTATTTAAAAGAGTTTGGTTCTTATCCTATTTTGTAAAGACTTCAAAATAGGATAAGAGCAAAGAACAACGCACCCGTTCACAGACTATCCCATGTTATATTGAACGCCGAATCTAAATATTCCCTGAACATACGGGGCAAATCTTCACGCCGCAAAGGTTTTTTTGTGCATAACAATAGTTCAGGCTGGTCCACTTCAAAAAGGACAGCGTAATTATTAGAACCAACATCATCAGATTTAAACCATTTAGTAATACGCGGCGTTCTGAGTTCATAATCGTATTTACTAACAATAACATCAATATCATACGCTTTTGCAAAACACCACCAATCTTTGTCAGACCAATTTACCGGCTGTTTATCACCTTTTGCCTCCTTGACATCTTTAACTTTCCGTTTTATTACAGAAAGCCCTTCACCAGTAAAAGTCACCAACGTTGTCTTCAATCTATCTTCTATAGAGGGGTCCGCCTGTAAACGCCGTAAACCTATCCGTTTCCAACCGTCTGGAATATCAATAAAATACGGTGCAACTGGTCTTCCTAATGTGTCGTCGTGAGCCGATTCAGGATAGGTCAAACCAGCAGAGTAATCATCATCAGGAACATAATTTAGCTCAAGCTCAGTCACTAAATCTTTAATATGCGTTTTTGCTGTGAGCAACGAATCTTCCATATGAATAATATCAACAGGGTTTCGTATTCTGGGCACCCCTGTTTCAAGGATTTCTGCAGATTTAGTATTAAATCGCATTATCTCATCGACTAAACGATTAGTAAAATAGACTTTAACATCGGGTATTTTTTCACTAGTTCCAACGTGTATCTTACACGAACTACCAATAAACTTACATATTGGCGAAGTTTCACACCCCTTTTTAGAAGTTTCAATAATACAATCTTTACGCAGCAGAGCTAAAGCAGGAATCGCTTTTGCATGGCCTTTAGCATCAACCCAATTACGCACAAGAGGTTCAAGCAATATGTCACCACGCTTTCTTAGCTCAAATAACGGTAACTGAGTCTTACGAAGCCCTAAAAGCTGCTTTTTTGTATTTTCCCCCTCCCTAGTATTCAACCAATTCGACAAACTCAGTCGCAGATACTGATATGCCTCTTCTAAAACCGTTTCAGGAAGAGCGTCAATAGTTTCTTTTATAGGGTCAGACCCACGCAAAAATCGTGCATCCTCTTCCCATGGCAGCGTTGCAAGATGGTCAAATTTCGCCTGCCCCTTTTCCTTCAACTGTTCAAACTCAGGACTAGTAGTTTTGCCCGTTTTTCCAATAGGATTAAACGGAATAATCGCCCCACTTTCGACTTTGACAGCACAATAGCGGTCAGCATCAGACTCATGGTCCAATAAACTAGTCGGTCTTAATCCAGGAAACTTACCCAAGCTACCTTTATTTGATATTACACTAAGCAACTCAATAATAGAAGGCTTTGGCAAAGATTCATAATCATACTTAGATGACAGCTCCAGACCCAAAGAGCCGTCTTCCAACGCAGGAATATAAAGCTCAACGCTACGGCTCACATGATGATAAATAACACCGACTAACCGATTGCTGCGGTCACGAAGTACGCTTTCAGCCTTGTATTCAGGAACCTTAACGTGTAGTAACTCGGATAACCTGGGTATTTGCCGTGTATCGCGTGCCGGCATCCATGGGTGTGCAGGCGAAGTGAAACGCCCGCATCCTTCAGTAAAGGTCATAAATTGTTTTATAAAATCATTTACCGATGCCTGAACACCCTTATCAATAGAATCGAATTTATTATCTTCAGGATTTAATGTTGGCAGAACTAGAAATTCAGGTTTACCTCTTTCATCCTTTTCACCAGTGCCCTCAACATATATAATTGGTTCATAAATACCTAAATTAGTGTCATTCCATAAAAAGGCAACAGGAGGTTTATATTTCTGACTATATTGGGAAATTCCATAATCTGGGCATCGTACGCTTACAGTAGTGCGACCCTCTTCATCTGTCTTACCTTCAAATATAACTAGTAATAATCCATTCGGAAATATCACATTCGGACAGGCAAATAAGTTTTCAAAGTGATTTAATTTTTTGGGTGCGGTCTTATCAATAATATATGATTTAAAATTCTCCCACGCCTGTGCACAGCGTTCAACATAGGGGCGATTACTAGGGTCGGTAGTTAGATTAATACCGAGCTTTGCAGCAAATGCCTGTACATCAACGCCGGTTTGGTTGTGTCCTACGAATTCATGAACTAGGTTTCCGTGATTGGACCGTTCAAATGCACGAATTAAATTCTTTAGAAATTTAGCATTAGCTGGGTCTTCGGAAAATAGCGAATCCAGCACTGCAGCCGGTGTCAATACTGTTGGCAGATCGACTTTGGCACCACGCATCGGCGGTTTTCCAGCTTTTTGTAAATTACCCATATAGAAGCCCAGCAGGTCTAAAAATGCCAAGCCCTTATTATTATCTTTATTACTTATACCAAACCGCACAAACGTCTTTGATTTTGCCAATAGTTTCTGAGCTAATCCTTTTCCTTTCCCAATAGAGTCGCCACCATTCTGACCAAGAACCTCATCAAGAGCCGGTGGACAAAGGCCAATTTTACCAGGCTCTAAAACCCGTTTTTCAGACCCAAGAATATATTGAGTGCGAATATTTTGCAATGCCTTTGTTAAATCGGCATCTTCGTCCTCTTTAACATCCACAACATCTTCGGCACCAACTACAGCCTCTTGAACAGGCTCATCTCTAAGGCGTATATCCTTTGGTAAAATAGTCCCTTCTTCAGGTATCATTTGCTTAATTTTAGGCGTCGGTCCGGTAAAGCAACATGGAATTGCATAATTCTGTGGGTGAATATTACTAGTGTAACCAATAATTTCATGTATATTATCTTCTCCATGTTTTCCTTTACGATGTATGATTGTTTCACCACGCTTAGGATGGTCTAAATCCTCCAAGACCTTGCCACCGCATAAAGGACAGCTATTTTTTTCTTTGGTCTGACCGTCGCGGGTCTTGGTTCCTTTAACTTCAGCAGGAATTAACGGACTCATATCTTTAACACACCAATATTCAGCACAGATATAATAGTGTGGTTTTTCATAATCAGACCCAGCACGGGCAACAAACCACACAGGCTTATCTGGTTCGTCCTTCCGCAGAATACGACATATTTGCCCTTGTAAGCCAGGCTCCAAGCACAAAGCATCCTGAAGTAATTTCTGAAGTTCAGCCTTCTTTTTCAAAGGTTTACCTTTTTCATTAGCAACACCAGATACCCCCTTTTCTTTCAACTCATCTAGCAATGCCGGTATTTCCATGTCCTTAACATTTAGTATAATTTTCTTACCACCTTCAGGCGGCAAAAACACAAATTCAACATCGCCTTTATATTCCTCCTCAAGTTCATGAAGTTGTTCAGGCATCATTACGTTAGGCATACGCCCTTGAGCAGACTGACAAACGCGACTATAGACCTTTTCCCCGCTATATTTGAAGAGCTTTTCATCATAGTGATGAAGCTGTTTAACATACCACTCAGAAGGTATGGCAAGAAGCTCATCTTTTGCCTGCTCTCTACGTTTAGCAGGCTTTGCTTCCACTGGAGCAGCCACTGCCTCAACTGCCCTAACTGCCCCAACTGCCTCAACAACCTCTTCTTCATCGTCATCGCCAAACATATTTAAAAATCTTGAAATATTTGGGCCTGCAGCTGCAGGGGCAACAGCAGGAGCAGCCGCAGCTGCTAAACCGCTATTTTCTGGTACTGGCGGAAGTTCCGCTTTTCCTAAAGGAACCGTCTTATCAAAATATAAAAACGCCGTTAATACAGACATACACCGGTCAAACGTCTTATTAGAATCAATCCCTGATAGCGTAACTAAGTATAATGGATGAGATACTGTCATTTCGATTTCCACACCAGTATTGTGTGCTACAACGGTCTCTCCGTCGAGCTCAATAACCTCTTTACGCCGTCTATGCCAACTTTCAAATAACGCCCTAACATCTTTTTCAGTACGTCCGAATTTTGTCGCGGCCTCAATAATAAAGTCGCGTAAATCTTCAGCGTCCCTTACAGAGTCTTCCTCAATAAAAACCTTCGAAAAGTAGCTATAAACAGCATCTTCCTGTTCATAATTATCAACCGCCTTCCATTTTAATCCAATTTTATCGGACTTTAGTGGAAGGGGCGATTCTTCTAAAAAAGGACTGAAATACACTATACGTTTCTTTATATTTTCAACTGTGACTTTAGCCTTCGTCTTTACTTGTATTTGATAAACAGCAGATAAATTAATAGTTTTTATTACTGGAACATCAGGATATTTCAATGATTTAAGTGCCAGGTCTAAAAGAGTCTGTGCTTCAGTCATTACAGAAACATCAATCAACATATCGCGTCGCGGTGCCTCCAAATTTATTGTACATGAGCCATCTTCTAACCAAATTAAAGTTAATGCAATATTACGAATAGCCGGAATTTTCTCACCCATAAGGCTAGGGAAAGGGATTTTAGCAACTAAAACCGCTCCAAGCGTATTTAATGGCTCAAAGTCCAAAAAAGACGCCAACATCGCAGAATTCGAAATCAGAGGAAATCCAGATTTGCCAACCGCAAGTTTAAGCAACGGGTCGCCGTGGCCTTTACTAGGAAAATAACGCAGAAATGGTACATGACTGGAAGTTTGAAATTCATAAAAGGCAATATCAAGTGATTTAACTTCAGGAACCTGTGGAATAACCGCATTCCAGACACGTAAATGCCGAAGACGAAAAGGCTCAGATTCTGTTACCATTTTATCAGCCAATAGGTCTTCTATGGCACCTATACGTTCGATACGCAGTTTATTATATTCTGAAGCCGTAGCAAACGCCTCATCTTCTGGTTTTAAAACCATTTCAGCAGATAATATTTTAGGAAAATACATTTGGATATAACCATTTAATACAGCATCATCGCGGAGAAGTTTTTCTATCTTTGATGCAATTTGGTCCAAACTCCACACATGAATTGTGCGTTTCGTACCTAGTGCCGTTTCAAGTAAAAGCCCCTCACACAATATAGGATATATTGGTTTACGATTACCATCAGCATCAACAAGCCGACGGTCCGGTTTTCCAGGAGTTAAATATGGATTTGGCAATCCCTTGCCAAGTGTGGATTCGTCGCCCCAAGACATATCCAGTGGTTTATAAAGCTGCCCACCAGCGTCGACTGCTAACCACGTACGATTAGGAGACCATTCCCCAGAACCTTCGTAAGCCATCCATATTGATCTCTTTAAATCGGCTACAGTATTGAACCCATAAAAAGGTCCAATAGTTGTAGAACCGGGTGCCTTTTCCTTATCAGTATGAGTAACCATTTCTATTGAAAATGGCTCAAACGACGTCAATCGTTTGGGTTCTATAAGGTCCATCTACAAGAGCGTGAGAAGTTGTTTGTTCTGATATTAAACCCAACAAAAAAAATAATATAAGGCGATAAGGCAATAAATCAATAAATCAACAAAAATATTTTATCATATCGAAATATTATAAAATATACAAATCTATTCAGGAGTCAAGGCATCTTCGACACCTTTTTTATATTTAGGAGAATCAGTAATATGAACACCACAATACTCTACAGGGTGAGCCGCAAAATTCTGATATTTATAAATACCCAAGGTTTCCGATTTCTCAATAAGCCACGCAAAATGGTTCCAAAACTCCTTTGTGTGACCAATACTTGCAGTACCAATATGACTCATTTCATGTAATGCAACAAAAATCAGCACATTCTCATCAACAAGCTCTTCCTTTTCATCACGTTGCCGTAAACACATAAATACTTTCTCCCCTTTATTGACACTATAAGATGTATATGCAGCGTCAGGTGTAGATTCGGCAAAGCGTTCAGGGCTAGCATCGAAATTACGTATAATTTGTTTTACAAAGGGGCGGTCGTTATAAGTCTGTTCTAAATACTTCATAAGCCGTAATAGTTTTTCCCGTATCCGTGCAAGTCTATCAGCAGCCCCCTGTTTATCCTTCATATTCCGAACTAAGTAATTTTGGTTATCAATATCAGACATTACAAGAGCCATGTCATATTTGCTTTTTTTGTATTGAAGAGCACCATATGCTGCACCAGTAAGGGCAACAATGAAAGCGACTCCTCCTATAGATTCGGCCATCCCTACCTACAATAGTGTTTGTTAAACATATTAATAACACGCTTTTTTAAATCATATTGTGTATTACAAAATATAATTTACATCATAATGTTCATATCTTTAACCGATTTCAAGTGCACGGCGATTGATATCAGGCTCAATTGTGGACTGGTTCCAGATTGACACCTTGACCTGGGGGTTCGGAGGGTCGCTGCGAAGCTGGTAGTTTGCGTTACGCATGCTCTGGCCAATAGTATTAACACCGATTAAGGCACCAGCACTGAGGTAGTTCTTGCCGGCAATATCACCTTGCCCCATAGGATTTACTTGGGCCCATTTGGAATTAGGATCATTAGGAAGCAGCTCTTGAGGATTGATTTGGTCCTTGGGGTAGCAGTTTGCAGGCTTTTCGGCATCCTTCATAGGCACTGGTGCTGGAGTTAATGTCTCGAAGCCCTCGACACTACCAGAGCCCTGTTGGCTAATATTTGTAGGTACTGTGTATTGTGCCTTCATATTTTCATCACGTTCATAATGACCAGATTGGTGATTCATGGTGGGAACTCCGACACCGGGTGCATCGGAGCCTGATTCCGGGATGACCCGAGCGTATTCCTGCATAGAGTCGCGACTCTCAAAGCCTTCAGAGCGGGCTTCTTGTTTTTTTAATAGGCCTGCCATAGTGGGATCCAGTAGGTAGAATATCCCAACGCCGACGCATAAGATTAAAAAGGCAAGAACGATGTCTCTGGTTTCCATTTCTTCTACTATCTTTTAGGAGTGTTTTTTATAGCGAATCTCGCGTTTACTCAGACGTTTCCTCTTCTCCCAATTCCTCTTCAGCCTCGTCAAAGTCAGAAAGGTCATATTCGCTGAATGTAGATTCTTCGTCGTTAATATTGAATTCGTTGAAGTATCTTGAGGTTTCCACTTCGGCAGCTCTTCTTGCCAGTATTGCCTTTAACCGGGCCTCTTTTACACGCTCCTTTGCAGCAAATTTTCTGGAATTGTACTCTTCGTCTGTATTCAGTTTAAAGGTATCTCCATCTTCAGCTGTCGGGACTTCAGATTCAATCAGGGTAACTTCGCGGAATTCTGATTCCGTCTCCTCTAAATCTAAATCAACTACCGGGGTATTTTCGGTATACGATTTTAGATTCCAAACCGGTAAAATCTCACTACCCTTTTCTTTTTTGATAAATGCAACGCCAGTAAGCTCAACTACACCGGAGCCTTCTTTCATAGATTCGGGCATAGGAAGGTCAGTCTTTAGCGAAATATTGTTTTCGGGGTCGATAACAACCCAGGGAGTAAATAAATTTTCTAATGTCTTAATCGTCGGGACAGTCTTAAAAAGACTGTCTTTCTGTTCAAATAAAAGCGTAATGATAACAGCTCTTATTGTATCAGTAGCACGCATCCATTCAGTAGTAACTTCCCATGATTTGCCAGTAAATTTTAGTGAAGGTGTTGCCTGGTTTTCAGAAAGCGGAAGTTTATACCCATTCGATAAACGTTGGAGCCCTTGGAGTTTCATTTATGTGAATTGTGATTCTAGTTAATGTGTTTAACCGCGTTGTTTCTTATCTTCTTCATAAACAATGAATAGCGATAATAGCGACGTTCCCCGGGATAGATTTAGTGAAGCTAGTAACGACATAGTATCACATCTTTCTGATAAATTAATCGCTTTAACACAAACTAGTGCATTTAAAGAACGACTACAAGTTATTCTTGATCCGCTTATTAATCACGTAATCAATAGAGTTTTTCCATATATTTTATTCTCATCAATATTGTTTTTAGTAATTTTACTAGTAACGATTGGGACCTTCATAATAGTTGTTCGCGGGTCTACCCCAATTGTAAAACCAATAGCTACAATGGTTATGCAAACCGGTGTTCCCGAAGATTGGTAAGGCATGCGTAGAACTAATTGCGTAATAACCTTTGTTATAATAAATGTCAAACCAAGAACTAATTGACGCCGTCCGAAATTGGGTACATTTTGATAATCTAAATGCAATGTTTTCAAAGCAAATTCAGACAGCCCGCAATATGAGAAATGTATTTGAAGAAAAAATCCTGAGCCTGCTTGGTCAAACAAAGCGTTTACGTATACAAGGTGCAATACTTGAACCGATTACGAAAAAGACAAATGCACCGTTGAATTGGACGACTCTCGAAGAGTCCTTGCATAAATATTTTGAAGCAAATAAGCGGAAGGACGAGACAGAAGCAATACTTAATTTTATGAAAGAGAACCGTGGTTCAAAGCAAATTACCTTCTTAAAAAAGTCCCCTTATGATGAGGCAGCGATGCAAGCAATAACAAATAATATACAGAACAACTAAAATCATTGTTACACAATATTGTGTACAGGGGTCAGCCGATTTGTTTATTCTGATAAGATTAAGATATTTATAATTTATATCATGTAGAAGTTACAAAATATAAGTTATACAATCAAAGAACTAAGCCTTCGGTGTCACCCGAATAAAACAAATTACGCCTTTTTATCCGACCATACATCACGGCTAAACGGTAAAATATTAATATTGCCAATATTGTCTCTGAATTTCTGCACTTTCTTATCAAACTCAATCTGTTCGGCGGTAGGAGGTATAATCAAGTCAGTATCAACCAAAAGTTCGTCGGTGTCTTTCTTAGCTGGGCGTACTCCAAAACAATTTACACCAAAACGTAATTCAGGATTATCGAAGAAACCACCATTTAGGCCCGGTTTGCCACAGCTATTTCTGTATCGTGCGTCACCAGTTTGAAGCTTCTGCCAGGTTTTTTCCGAAGTTGGATAAACTGCCATTTGCCCCTTGGTCCAGCCGTAATTACACCAGTCAGCCCCATCTTTTTGAGCCTCAACAACGTCATCAAATGTAGCAAGTTCAGCACCCATTGCCTTGCATAGTGGTGCTGCCTCCTCATATGTGTAAAGATTGCGGCTTATATTAAAAACCTCCTTTTTGGGATCTCTAAACTTTTTAAATGAATCTAAAGTCTTTTCGAATAAACTCGGCCCCTCTTTTGCACCAGGCATACCACTGGGGCGTTCCTCGGGAGTAAATGGTAATGAGGATGCAGAACCAGGTGGGTAGCCAACATCAACAGGCCCCGTAGCCTGGGGAGGGTCGATTCCTAATAGACTCTTAAGTTTCTTGGTTTCAGGTCCTTCAACAACATCATCAACAATTGGCGGTTTAAATGATGTACTTGATTTAGTAGTCCCATCTTCACTCACACTAATATCAACCTCTTCCTTTCGTTGAAACACATCCATAAGTTTATCAAATCCAAGGTCAACCGTGTAACCAATCGTTTTGAAATAAATATAGATAGCGATAAAAACAGCAATAAATAAAATGGCAAGAAGCCCAAGGGTTACATAGGAACCAAATATGCCGCCTAAAAAACTGCTTTCCTCAGTGTATGTACCAGTAATATTAAGTGGTGCCATCGCTCTACAGAATAATTAGAAATTACAATTACAAGGATACACTTGGGGTCGAATAGGGCTTGTTAGTCATGAACAGGATGTATGTGTTATCATTAATAACCTTCGACTCATCTACGTAGTTGATATTAGTATCGTCGTAGCACAACCACTTATCGTTATGACGGGCGTAAGCTATGTAGTGCCCACCTCGGGGGTTCCCATGATGCTCAATAATTGCATATGTTGAGTAAATCGGATTGGTATTGCGAGACACTGCAGGAAAAGAGAGCCACTTAGACATATTAGTTGCTTGGAGATTCACATTAACATGGTTCTTTGCCTTCTTACCATTGTAATCAAACCGCTTCAACTGGAATATCAGATTAGAAGGCAGCCGAGACAGTGTGTGTTCTTTAACAGCTGGCCCCTCAGAATCAAGACCACACTTTGGACACCTATAGTTAGGAATGGTCTCGGGCTCAAGAAGTGTTGTAATACATTCGGAAAGCTCCTGAGGCTTATCAGCCACAACAGGCGGCTTTAACATTAGCCATGGTTCGTAAGTCGGCGATTTGTTTTCGCAGCGTTTACAGGTTAGCGTAGTAAGAGTCTGCCCATAGAAGTTTTCCACTATGATGGAATACTCCTTCTGATGAAAGTTACGCCAAGACTCTAGTGCCTTAATATGAAGATCGTCATACATGTTTTTAGAGACGCCGACAACATCCATCTGAACAGGACGAGCAACTGCATAGTGAATGCTTTCCAGAAGAAACTGTAGGAACTCACCTGAGTCGGCCTGACCCCCAGATAGAATATCACGCCCGCGGTCCTTTTCTATTGCCCGGTTGATAGCACCAAGGAAGCCACGCGGGCTCATAGAGGCACGAAACCGTACATCGGCAGTCCACATACCCTTGATGACATCAACTGATTCAACTACTACAGGTGCCTGCCGCCGCTCCATTTTCAGATGAAGTTTGTATTTCTCTGAGAGAAAGTACTCAGTTAAATCAGGGCTATAACGGATACTTTGCATGACGGAATTAATATAACATGTTTGGCCTAAATTTGCAAGTCCGACGCGTCCGTTTGCCTTTTCCTCCATGGTTTTTAGATTCAAAAAACTCAAAAACCATATTTCATTTTTTTCTCTACAGGGCTAAAGAGTTTTGGAACAAGGTCCAAATAGGTCTATTTCGGTATAAAACAAAACAGCATAAGGAAATGTAGAATCTATTTAGTAATGGAACAACAAGAGCAAACTTATGAAAACCCATTGTTAGACGGCATTCATCAGTTATTTCCAGAAATATTGTACGACACAGCTATGTTTCCTCATAATGACATAAATAGTATTCTAGGGTGGGTTCGTTATAGAGTCATGCATTTTTACCCCCAAACCTTTCGGCGGTTTAGACAAATTTACCAAGAACGCGACCAAGCAAATGCCCGTAATGATTTTGAGGACTGGAACTTTTTGCAAAACCGACTAATCCGACAGCAGCAACCAGCAACAAGATTGATTTATAGAAATGATTTTATTACTCCACCCCGTAACAGTATAATTCCTGAAAGAGCGATTTATACGCCGCCAAGAAACGCCGTAAGAACATGGGAAGAAAGCGTTAATTTACTAAACACTACGTTAGGCCCAAGTATCGATAGTTGGTTAGCAGCATTCTTAGAAAGCACCGTGACAGTACGCCCTACTAACGCTCAAATAGAGGCTGCGTCTGAAATAGTACAACATGACACCGTGGCAGAAGGTACAATGTGTACAATTTGCCAAGAAAACGTACCGAGTCCAAGAGAGCAGCCTGCAGTCTGGCGTCGTCTTCGGGGCTGTTCTCATATATTTCATAAGGCCTGTATTGACCGCTGGTTCTCACGTAATGTTCACTGCCCGGTTTGTAGAGCAGATATTAGGGGACAAAGAGCTCCAGACTCTGATTCAACACCGACGACAGCGGAAATGCCTGATTCGCCAATGTAAGGAGTGTTGCTATCTGGTTATCGGGGCTACGGTACTCGTTAAATCTATGTAGAACAGCGTCACACGTTTCGCCAGCCTGGAAGCTGACCTTTAAGGAGTTTCCTGAGTGAAACCCAGCCAATTTACGATTCACGGCAGCCTTCGTAGGAGTTAATGTTAAATAGAGAAAGCCCATGTTTATGCTATTTAAATACATTTTTAAAACTCACATATAACGCGTTAATCACAGATGATTATACAAGGGTGACACCGAAGGCGGAGTTGTTTGTTCTGATAAGATTAAGATATTTATAATTTATATTATGTAAACCTTGCAAAATATAAGTTATAAAAGTTATGTAACCAAAGAACTGTGCTCACCCGAATAGGTTCGCTCATTGTTTATAATTACTATGTATTTTTAACCGACCCAATTTTTTTCATAATTTTTATCCTATTTTCCTAATAGAATAAAAATAATCAGAACAAACAACTTGAATAGGTAAAAATTGAATCTAGCTAGTCTAATCGAAATGGGCAAAATGTCTGAAGAGTGTGGAATCTGTTTTGAAGCCTTTAACGGGTCTAATCGGAAAAAATGTAGTTGCCCATATTGCCAAGTAGGATACTGCAGGGAATGCACAGGCACATGGCTAACAACAATTATTGACGAGCCACGTTGCCCTAACGAGAATTGCAAAAAACCCTGGTCCCGCGAATATCTTGATAGTATTATGACGAAGGTTTGGCGTGATAGCACTTACAAGGACTATAGGGAAAAGCTTCTGATGGACAGAGAACGTGCCCTGTTACCAAGCACCCAGCCACGTATTGAGGCAATCCATGAGGCAAATCGTATTGAAAAGGAGGTTATTTACCGTATGAGGGAGCGGCGTCGCGAAGTTCTACAGCAGATTCGCCTACTGCAGCAGGAGGACAATGGTATTCAGACACAAATCTGGGACTTGAACCATCAATGTGCACGACTCCGCTCTGGCGAAGGTGTTGATGAGGCTTCAGCCAAGAGTCATAAGGCATTTGTTCGCCGCTGTCCTGCCGAAGGCTGTCGTGGCTTCTTATCAACAGCCTGGAAGTGCGGAGTCTGCGAACTTTACAGCTGTAATGAGTGCCACGAAGTTAAGGGTGTTGCCCGCGACTCTGAACACACATGCGACCCAAATAATGTTGAGACGGCTAAACTAATTGCAAAGGACACGAAGGCCTGTCCCAAATGCGGAGAGATGATTACGAAGATTGATGGCTGCGACCAGATGTGGTGTATTTCCTGCCACACAGCCTTTTCCTGGCGTACTGGGCAGGTTGCCTCTGGAGTGGTTCACAACCCACACTTCTATGAGTGGCAACGTCGCCAGAATAACGGAGAGGCACCACGTGTCATTGGTGATATTCCATGTGGCGGCCTTGTTGATTGGGCAACAGTACGCGGTGCCGTGTTAGGAAATCGTGGGTCAGTATATCCAGGATGGGTATCTGTATTAGAGCTTGCCCACCGACGCATTACACACGTGCTTAATGTGGACATGGTCCAGATTAATCCAGATGCAAATAATCAGGCAATCAATAATATTGATTTGCGTATTTCCTATCTTCTTAATGAAATTAATGAAGACGCTATGATGGGTTCCCTTATTGCTAGAGAAAAGAAGACCGAACGGGACCGTGAACTGCGTCGTATTTATGAAACGCTAACGGGGGCAGCAATTGATATATTCAGGCGAATTATTGCCGTCTCTGATAAGAATAGGGAGGAGGTTGACCGACTTAGGGCACTTGAGAAGACGGCAAAAGATAAAGTAAAGCTGTTGGTTTCTGGTAATGTATGTGATGGCTGCGGCGTCGACTTTGCTAGTACAAAGTTATTATTGAAGCATGTTATGCAGGTTGCCGATGATGGCTTCAAAGAGCATCCACCGGAGGAAACAGCTGTTTTGGCAGAAGCAGCAACAGAAGCAGTATCTACAGAACACGTGGCAGACGCGGCCGACAAGCAGTCTAGAGCCGCCGAATATTTCACACCGCTCTGTAATGAGCTAGATGAGCTCCGTAAGTTCATTAACGACGCTCTTGATATGCTCAGACGTCGCTATAACTCAACTATCCACGGCTTCGACACTAACTGGGAACGCCTAAGTCTGAAGAAAAAGCGTGATGAGCCAGAGCCGAAGACGGTTGAAGTAAAGACAATCTATGGGACATTTGTCGACGAGTTAAACGCCTATCTAGCACTAGCGATTGTACCACCTGAGGAGAATGAAACAGGTCGTGTAAAGTTTAAAAAGCATTATAGCCAACTTCGTAAGTTACACCAACTTGTAAATCGCTTTCCTGATACTGGGTCACGCGAAACGCAAAATTTAGCCACACGTCTTGTAACTCAATACGAATATTTGCTCAATATTGTGACCTACAATAGCGGAGTAAACCGCGACGTATGGCAAAGGGACTACTATGCCAGACTACGTGACAGGAACCCAGATTGTATTGAAAAGTGGAATGTACACGTTTCAACACTAGAGCTTACGCTTAAGAAGGCCGCAAATACGATTATGTAGTCTAAACCCAGTTATTCTGATCCAAGGTCGGTGCAAACATACGCTCCAGCCCAGGAGTCCATTTTTTAAAGTCAGTGTATTCCCAGTATCTATTGTTACCATAATCAATTACACCATTCTTATCAAAATAAGGGTCCTTGTTTCCTCCTTCAACAGTAACGGCTGCAGAAATAGTACCCTCATCTTTAGCCTTCTCAATCGTTTTTGGAGCATCATCTTCAAATTGCTCCTTTTTTAAGCGGGGGCGTAGCTCTGATACACGGAACTCATTATCACCAATTTTTTCAATAACAGGCTCCCATTCGGGGTCGTCATCATACATCTTCTTAACCATATCTGCAACATCGTCCACATTGTGTTCAATTAAATGTACAGCCTCATGAGATTTAAAAGGCTCTAATGCCGCTTTTTCAGCAGTTTCTTTAGCATCTAAATCAGGTGGCTGCTGTTCAAATCCTTCAACCGCCCTAAAGAATACGCCGGATTTAGGGTCGCGAAATGCATTATCCATGCGACCCGCAACAAACTCATTTTCAGCTGAAGCACGGTCTTCGGAATTAAAGGGGAGTTTAGCCCAATCCAGCTGATGCTTAGCAATTAACGAATTCACTGCAGTTCGCGAAAGGTCGCCCCTGGGGCCGTTTTCATTTGTAAAAACACGTGTGTATTCGTAGTCATCAAGTTTATTTATAGGTGTTTTTGCGTAGGTCATTTCTCCAGGAACCTGGTTTGTAAAAATCGCACCACTACGGTCTTCTAGTTTCAACTGATTTTGATTAGGTCCAATATCCCTATCGCTAGTGACAATAACTTCGCGGGCTCCACGGACATACGGTGGCACACACATGGAGCCAGCTGCAAAAACGCTTTGAAGCCATGCCACATAGTCTTGCATAGAATCAAATGACTTATTCTGTGGTTGTACTAATATACGTCCATCAGATTGGCGTTCAGCCGAAAGCGGACATTCGTTTTCGATATTATTAGATAACGTAACTAAATTCATGAAACCCTCCTGTTTCTTAAGTTTCCCAAATTCAGAAATATACCAGACAAGTATGCCTGCCAATACTAATAAAATTAATGCCAGCAATAAGTGAACAAAAATCATATATCTTGCCATCTTGGCTGAGTCTCTCTGAAAAATACCAGTATAAAAGTAGAAGCAAATGTTCGAAACATTGACTAATTTATTCAAAACTGAAAATACTGACAGCTCTAAACCACAAGAATCCAATATTTCTGTGCGTTCTCCCGAGGACATAATGGGGCTTGAAAAGTTAGTCGAACTTGGACCTGTTACATTTATTCTTGTACACGCCGACTGGTGTGGTCCTTGCCAGAATTACAAACCAATATGGTCAGAACTAGAAAATGCTCCGGGGCGTAAGGCAAATATGGCTATGATTCACCACGATATGGTTGAGCATTCCCCGCTTCTTAAAAAAGCCAAGATACCGGGATTTCCGACTGTGCTAAAAGTGTTTCCCGACGGCAAAATCGAAGAATATAAAGAGGATAATAAAAAAACTAATGCTGTGCCCAATATTCGTGACAAGGAAACAATGATATCTGAGTTGCGTTCTGTACCTGTAAGTTCGTTACTAAATAAAAATGTGCTTAACAATATCGACAATCCTCTTGTTGTTTCTCCTAAAATAAGTTTAAATATGAGAAATTTGGCGAAAAATGCAGAGAGTCTTAAATCAACCCCTATAAATTATTCAAAACTAACGCCTTTAAAAACGGTTCAGCCTTTAGGCTCTACAGTTGTAATGCGACCACCATTTTCTATGGGCCCAGCGTACGCTATGAGCCCAGGTTCCCCTATGAGCCCAGCATACGCTATGAGCCCCCCATCCCCTATGAGCCCCCCATCCCCTATGAGCCCAGCATCCCCTATGAGCCAAGGATACGCTATGGGTCCAGCATCCGCTATGGGCCCTGCTATGCCAATAAGCCAACAAAAGCCACCGACACCCATCATGAAAGGTGGTGCTTTATACACTGCTTTAACAACTGCTTTAACAAAAGCAGGACCGGCCTCATTATTATTCGCGACTAGCCAAATGATGCCTACTAAGAAGAACACTGGTTCTAATAAACGCCTAACAAGAAAGGCTTCTAAAACAAAGAAGAACAAAAACAAGAGCAGGAGCCGTAGATAAATATTTTATCGCTATTTCATATCATAAATAAAAACACACTTATGATATGAACCCGAATAACTATTAGCGACTTAAAAATTGAAATATTTGGGTTAAAACCAAGACACGTTAAGAAAACACAATGAGTACTGAATCAGAAAGTATCTCTTTCCAATGTCTAGACTTTATTGCCCGTGACGAATACATTCTAGAGAAAACTGAGACAGACGTCAAGGTTGGTTATGAGGACTATGCTGGTTCAGATGAGGAACAGAAGCAACCTGTGAAGAAATACAAGAAGTGGAATAAGCCTAGTGAGCCATCGATCGATGACGAGCAAAAGGGATTCCAAATCCTGTTATTCGGTACATCAGAGAAAGGCCAGTCAGTTTGTGTGGAGGTCACAGGATATCGTCCGTATTTCTACGTCCAGATTCCGATGGACTGGCCACAGAAGTCAATCAATGGCTATAAGTCCTACCTTCTAAAAAAGTGTGTCTATCCTAGCCCAGATGCAATAAAGCTCATTACTTTTACAGAGGAGCGGCACAAGAAACTATTTGATTTCGATAACGGGGAGCTTCATCGCTTTCTCAAAATTACGGTACCATCTCAGGCAATCTGGCGTCGCTTTAAAAACGCAATGTTGACTGAAAACCTTGACCCTGTTCCTATTTTGATTGGTGGTGAAACTCTTCAACTAAAAGTCTATGAGGCAAATATTGACCCTGTTCTGCGTTTCTTCCACGAGCGAAATCTTGACCCTGCAGGTTGGATTAAGCTGCCGGCATTCAAGTATGAGCTGACCGAGTCAGAGGATGCCACGACGAAAATCACGGCTTCCTGTGAGTGGCGGTTTATTGAAAAGGACACGACGAAAATGGCTCTAGCCCCTACACTGATTGGAGCGTGGGATATTGAGTGTATGAGTAGTCACGGTGACTTTCCTCAGGCGATAAAGACGTACAGAAAACCCGCCCGTGAACTTCTGGAGGCAGATATTACTACTGTTGAGGACGCGGCAGCAGCCCTTGCAGAGGCCTTTAACGCAGGTCAGGAGCATCGGCCGTCTAAGTCAAAGCTGAGTCCTATTTATATCAAGGGGCGGCGGTCCGCTGGTTTCACTGCTGAAGATATTCTTAAGGAGATCACGGAACAGGAAGAGTTTGAAGACCTTCTTACGGATGAAAAGCAAAAGATGGACAAGCGTATCAGCGACCTTGACGTATTTCTTAATGAGAAGATGAGGCTCCCGCCAATCCGTGGCGACGAGCTTATTCAAATCGGCATTGTCCTCTACAGAAACAAGCAGCCAGAGTCCAAACACATCTTTGTTCTAGATTCGTGTGACAGAGATAAGGTTGCTCCACCATCAATGCGGTCTGTTCCCGTTCATGTCTACGTATTTGATACTGAGAAAAAGCTTATCACAGCATTTCACAAGTGGCTTGGCGAGACTGATACAGATATTATGATTACCTATAACGGATTTGGTTTTGATGAGCAGTACCTATGGAACCGAGCCCAGGAGCTTGATTGTGTGTCTTCCTGTTCCTCCTGGTCACGTCTGTCAACAGGCAAACCAAAGCTACTAGAGAAGTTCTTGAGTAGTGCTGCGATGGGCGACAACTTTATGTATATTATCAATAGCCCAGGGCGTCTAAAGATTGACTTACTCCCATACGTCCGCCGCAACTACAATCTTGATTCGTATACCTTAGATAACGTCTCAGCAACCTTCATGTCAGGCGGAATCAAGGGTCAAGTAGAAACAATTAATGAAGATATGTTCCGTGTTCACACAAAGTCCACAAAGGGTGCAATCGTCGGCCGCTTTATTGTTTTGATGGACGAAGAGAACGAACATGTTCTAGACAAGGCTGAAATCACCGCCGTTGAAGGCAACAGCCTTATTATCCGTAGCCCAGGTGGTTCAAAGAAGCTGGCGGAGCATGGGTTTCCGCCGACAAAGTGGGCCCAGGTTAAGGACGACGTCAGCCCGAAGGAGCTATTCGCTCTTCAACGTGGTACATCAGCGGACCGTGCAAAAATCGCCCGCTACTGTTTGCAGGATTGTGACCTTGTGATGGAGCTATTTATGAAGTTGGATGTTCTAAATAACTCAGTAGCAATGGCAAATGTTTGTTCGGTGCCGGTCAGTTTCATCTTCATGAGAGGCCAGGGGGTCAAGATTGAGTCGCTCATCTTCAAAGAGTGCCGTCTTGAAGACCAGCTGATTGAGGTGCTACCGGCACCAAAAAATGGCTTTAGCCATTCTGAACCGAAAGAGCCACCGCCACCTGATTCGGATGATGAGACCGAAAAGCCACCAGAGGAGGGCGGCTACGAAGGGGCCTTTGTTCTAGAACCTCATACTGGTATTTATCTTGATGGTGACCCAGTTGGCGTGCCGGATTTTAGTTCGCTATATCCAAGTGCCATTATTTCGGAAAACCTCTGCCATAGTAGCGTTGTGTGGGTCAAGGATACCAAACTTGACGGCACAGTAGTAACTGTAGAGGGCTCTGATAAATATGATAATCTGCCAGGCATCGGCTACATTGACATTGATTATGACATTCTTATTTATGACCCTAACGATAAGCGTAAGCATCCTGCAAAAATAAAGGCAGGTACGCGATGTGCACGTTTTGCCCAGCTACCTGACAACAAGAAGTCTACGATTCCGAAAATCCTAATGAAACTGCTAAGCTCACGAAAGGCCACGCGAAAGCTTGCCGAAAAGGAGACTGACGAGTTCGTCAAAGCCCTTTTGGATGCTCAGCAGCTTGCCTACAAACTCACGGCAAACTCCTTATATGGCCAGCTTGGCTCAGGTACAAGCAAGATTCGACGAGTTGTTCTAGCCGCATCAACAACTGCCTACGGACGTAAGCAGCTAATCTTCGCCAAGGAGCTTATTGAACAGGTCTATGGTGGTGGAAAAGACCCACGATGTGACGCAAAAGCAATCTATGGCGATACTGATTCGCTCTTCATCAGGTGGCTTCCGAAAAACTCTGAGACAGGCGAACGTCTGCGTGGAGATGAGGCGGTCGCCATGGGTAAGGAGTTAACAGAGGAGGCGGGTCAACTTGTCTCCTATTATTTGAAAGACCCCCACGATTTCGAGTTTGATAAGGTATTCAAGACGTTCTGTCTCCTTTCCAAAAAGCGTTATGTGGGCGACATGAGTGAAGGCGACCTTGATTGCTTTTATCGTAAGGCAATGGGTATTGTTATGAAGCGTCGCGATAACGCTCCAATCGTGAAGACTGTCTATGGTGGTGTGATTGAAAATATCCTGGTAAAGCAAGATATTCGTGCGGCATTTGACTTTGTACAAAAGTCCTGTTTGGACCTAGTCGCAGGTAAGTTTCCTATTAGCAAGTTGACAATCACAAAATCATTGAGAGCAGAGTATAAGACACCAAATCCACCAGCACACAAGATTCTAGCGGAGCGTATTGGCCAGCGTGATCCTGGTAATAAGCCATCATCATCTGAGCGTATTCCGTATATTTATATTCCTGCTCCACCAGGCTCAACGTTACAGGGCGACCGTATTGAGACTCCAACCTTTATTCGCGAAAATAAAATAACGCCAGATTATGCATTCTATATTACAAATCAAATTGCAAAGCCTGTAGCACAGGTCTTTGGTCTAGTTGTAGAACAACTTCCAGGAATAAAAAAGTCTGACCTTGACCTTATATTTAAGTCAGCGAAGAAAACAGAGACAAGGGAAAAAATAGCAGAGCATTTGTTATTTGGTAAAATCTTGGATACTATTTCAAAGGAACGAACAAAAAAATCAGGTCAGATGTTGATGACGGATTTTGCGAAAAAGAAGTAAAACCAATTAAAGCCATCCAATAGTTTTTTATAAAGAAGAATGGCATCAAATCCATGGTCAGCTGGAAATACAGCGTTACGTCTACGGGCGTTACACTCTGAAGAATCAAAACTGCTCGAAGAGAAAACTAAGGCGTTGGAAGAGCAGCAAAAGGCCTTAGCCGTAGCTAAACAAAAGGCACAGTCAAAAGTGTGGGCTCAAGATAAGGCCAAAAAGCGTATAAGATATAACGTCAAAGATATTAGTGGAAATGAACAACAAACGTCATCTGAATGTAGCGGTTTTTGCGACGCGAACGAAGACGCATTGGGCTGGTGGCACTGCGGCTGTAGTATTCACTGTTACTGCCAATTTTGTAAAACAACTAATACTGAGTGGCAAGGGATCGAGTAGTTCTTTTCCCTGCCCGACGCTGCCCACCTTTAGATATCAGCTTTGCCCTTCTACTGGAATTCTGCTTATGAATTATATGTTCTGATGGTGCTATTTTATTTTCTAGTTGAATCACAGTCGGCTTCATTTTATGAGATTCCTTATTTGCGGCCATTTTTTCAAACCAAAACCTATCCATTTCTTTTTTTTTGTCTTCCTCCAACCTTATAGGTTCCTCCTTTGCTTTTTTGTCAGCTAAGGGTTCGGCCACTTTTTCAAACCAAAGCCGCCCCATTTCTTTTTTTTTGTCTGTATTCAACCCTTCCCTTGTCAGCCTTTCTTCAGGTCTATTTGCAAGTTTGAAACATTCAAAATTATCGTATTCTATCGGGTTTATTGCTGACAAGTGAGGTACAATAAAATGTTCATAATCTTTTATAGTGTTTTCACAATCATTAATTACATTTCCTGTAATTTCAGTAATTTGGCTGTTTTTTATATTTCTAATTAATGTCGATAGCTGTAAAATATTGTTAGATAACATATGAACATTGAAATTGTTTATTTGAACCCCCAATTTATCATTTGTAAACTCAACACTAGTGTGTTTATCAGCGAGTTTTAACGAAACGCATTGTACTGTATTAGGATACACTAAAAAATGTGGTGTCACAGTTCCTAATATATCTGTTATCAATGCAATATTAAAATAAAGAGAGTTCTTAAATAAGCCTCCTCCTGTATTGAACAAATTAGCCAGTGTCAAACAGTGTTTCAGTGTAAAATTCATGGATACATCACTAGATAAAATATGGGTAGAAAAAACCAAAAAATCTAAGCCGAATCCCTGTGTGCTCCCACCAATTTGTCTTGAAAATTTTACTCCCAACCCCTTATCCTCACAAGCATCATTATACTTGAACGATTCGTATTCAGTTATGCCAGGCGGCAAAGTCCTGAAGTCATAGTTTTTAAAATAGGAACGCCCAAAATCAATAAGCATAGGCTCATTAGAGCCATTTGTCATAACATTACTCATATGCATATCACGGTGGAAAAACCCGTATACGCTTCTAAAATACTCAAGGGTTTCAGCAAGTTGTAAGTAAAATGGAGAAACCTCGTTAAACTCAAGTGCAGCACCTTTTTTAGATTTTAAATTTTCAATGTAGTTTGTAAAACTAGAAGGAACATAATCCATAACAATAAGAAATCTGAACTCAAATTTGGCATCAACCTTACGAAATCCAGTGGTCTTTTCAGACCGAAATATATTATGTATTTTTGGAATCCGATTTCCATATTTCCCATCTAACCCCAAAACTATCTGAATAAATGCCTCGGTCAAAAAGCTCTTGAATAATTCAATACATTCTTGTTCAGTATTAATATCTCCCAATTGGTCATATGTATAATTTAGTAACTTATATGTATATCTATTTGCCGTGTTTTTATAAACTCTCCCATAATACCCAGAACCAATTAACGTGGTTGGTATGAAATTTTGCGTATGCCCTTTTCGTGTACTATTAAGATTAAAGCTCTTTGAAGAATTTGGGTGGTTTTTTGAATTTTTTGGAGGATTTGATTTAAAGGTCGGCAATTTAGTCAAATAATTACTCACATCAACATCTTTTCCAGGAATACTTAAACTATGGATGAGACCGCTCATTTCATTTATAGAGATATTACCGGAAGATTTAAAGATTCGCATCATTTCATCAAATACTGCTTGGCTATCTGCCTGACTCCCTTTTGTCCCTTTATCGTGGAACCCTTGCATCCTTAATATATGCTTTGGAAAAATTCTATTATTTGATTAAAAACGTTCAACTATTCTCACGTGTTACAAAGACCTGAGAGTAGTACATTTAGGAAGATACAAATAATATGTTCTTCACAACTTGAAAGAAAGAGACCTGACAGTCGTATTCTGTTTTTCAAAATACATTAAAATGCCGGTAACCCTTCATCGCCTTCCAGTTAGTAAAACCACATTAGTTTTAAGTAACTTTTAAGCTGGGCTGTATTTCTATTGACTAGACATAAATGGCTGTTCCAAAACCTTCAACACGCTCTTCGATAAATAAAGAGCGTACCGGTCCCACCATGCCTTCATCTCCACAAATCCGATAGTGAACATGGGGTTCAAGCTTATTTCCAGGAATAATCCAGTAGGGTTGAGGCCTACGGACCTGTAATAATGCTGAACCGTCTTCACCTGCTATTGCCACACCCGCGTTATCATAATCGCCATATGCAACACGCCAATCTTTCAACTTCTCCTGGCTATCTGCAGAAGCGGCAGCCCAGTATAAAACTTTACGACCTGCAGGAGCAATAATACGCACCTTTAAATCAGCCTTATCGGGGATTCTTTCTACAAGGATAGAACAAGGAACAATTGCTTGGCCCAAAAATGGTAAATATGAATCGCGATTGAACCCAACAAATATAGCACAGCAGGCTACCAAAATAAAAAATATACGTGTAGGAACTGTGTCTTTACCAAGTATTGCCGAAACGGCATCCTTCTTAAATACGGCGTAAAGCCCCCAATTTAATCCTGCAACAACTAATATAAATAAACAAACGGCGTAAATTTTCTTCAGAATATATTCGTTCTTTCCCATATCCTATTTACTGAAGAGGAATTTCCCATACTTTTACTCCTTCAGGAATATCTGATTTTTGAACCAAATATTGTTTTTCAAAATAACTATTTTTCGCCTCAATACGAGGCACACAATTTTTAGCATGTTTAGCTATATATTTATAAAGATCGAAATCTGGAAAACGCTCATTATCATTAGGAGTTCTTAAAATATTCTTACCTTTATCATCGGTAAGCCAACGCCATAACAAATTATACAGTTCTGATTCCGTTTCATACGAAACCCGACCGGGCTCTTCAGCCATGATTTTTTGGGGTGTTTTTACACCAGGTTGTTCATGATATAATGCGTCAAACATCGATACCGCTAGTCGACATAAATCAAACGAAGGGTTTGGGTCAATGCGGGGCTCTTCTTCGTCATAGTATGGTGGGCAATTATACTGGCCCGATGCATCATTGCCTTCATCGAACGAATCTGTGATTATTAGCTGACTTCTATCTGTAAGCCAAAAGGAGGCACGACCAAAATCAATAATTTTCATCAAGTTGCCAAAGGTAGGGACACGATAAAATGTATTATTATCAAGCTTGTAATAAATAAACTCATCATCTGTGCTACACCACATAACGTTGTTAGTATGAAGATCATTGTGCACAAACCCATAATAGTATTGTGCTGTTGTCAATGCGGCAATCACTTGAAAAATCCAAGCCGACCACCGTTCGTCTTTGGATTCTGAGAGTAAATTATCGTCCGAACTCTCCTCAACATCTAGTAAGGAATCCATAGTGCCTTCACAGCGTTCATGAAAAGTAACCTGAACAGGAAAGTCTTTGAACTGTGCATAAAACTCACACTGATCTTCGTATGAATTGTAACTTGAGTTTCTTCTGTTTTCATAATCAGAATTATCGGTTTCGCTACCTGAGCCAGACCTAGACTCAGACCCAGACCTAGACTCAGACCCAGACCTAGAATCAGACCTAGAATCAGACCCAGACTCAGACCCAGATCTAGAATCAGATTCAGACGAAGACTCAGACCCAGAACACTTTGAAGAATCCGATGACGAAGAGCAGGAAATAGACCCCTCCTTTAGCTCGTCCATTTTCACAATTCGGACCAATCTGTCCTTAACTATTTCAGTGTCAGCTTCATGGTCGGTCGACGGGCTTTCCGAGTGGCAGGAAGACAGTGTAGAAGCCTTAACACTACCTGAATCGTCTAAAGTTGTAAAGGCAATATCTTCGTTTTCTTCGCCTTCGACAACTTCAACGGGGGGTTTTTCATACGGGTTAGTTCCAACAGTGACTATTGTAAAAATCCCCTGTTTCTTCTTTTTGTTAAACCATTTTGCTTTACGAAGACTGGCATATTCGCCAGATAAATTATATAAATACTTATCTACGCGAGCATTAAACGTACCGTAAAATTTAACCCAGTGCGGTGAAATATCCTGCTCAACAAGACGTGATAATGTCGCAGCACACAACGCATCCACATAGGCCTCATTGTAAGGACTATGGACTTTAGATAACGTTTTTTTCCATGATTCACCTGGCTGAGGCAATACACCATCATTGGGAAATATATAGTTACCTTGCATTGCTTCAATAGGCTCAACAAGATGGACGCGTTTAGCAAAAAGGGCGATGTGTTCGGGCTCCTCCTTATTTTCTAATTTTGCAAGTATGTCTAACATATAGCCGTCAGGTGTTCCCGTAACTTCAAAGGATTCGACGGGCGACTTTAAATTAATCTCAGATACAGACATCAATGATAAAGAAGGTAAATACTCATTAATATTACGAAATTCTGGTAAATATTTTACTATAGATTCCCCTAATGAAGAGGTACCAACATGTGGCAATAATTCCCGGGACAACTGTGATGCCCTGGGAAGTTCGGGTGGAACGGGGGCAGCCACCGCTTTTTGTTTTTTGGGTGAACGTCTGGGTGTCATTTGCTGATTAAAGCTAAGGATGATGATTAAATATATAGCCGCGGCCCGGAAGACTTTTCAGTTTCCTTCCTAGAATTAGTTGTAATGTCTGATGCATTGGCCCCCTCCGGAAGAAAAATAATGAATCTTAGCCTTAAAAAGTTTGACATGACGCGAATTAAGGACGACAAGGTTGTCGTATTTATAGGGAAAAGAGATACAGGCAAATCGTTTTTGATTCGCGATCTACTTTTCCATCACCGTAATGTACCTATCGGCACAGTTATTAGCGGCACCGAGTCCGCAAATTCTTTTTATAGTACTATTATCCCCCCCCTGTTTATTCACGAAGAGTTTAATACAATGATTATCGCGAACATGTTAAAACGACAAAAGGCATTGGCAGAGAAAATCCGAAAGGATTTAGAAACCCGTGGCACAACAGGAGTTGACCCTAGGACATTTATTATCATGGATGATTGCTTATATGATTCGTCGTGGACTCGTGATAAATACGTTCGTAGTTTATTTATGAACGGGCGGCACTGGAAAATATTATATATAGTTGCTCTTCAGTATTGTATGGGTATTCCACCGAATTTGAGAACAAATATTGATTACGTATTTATTTTACGCGAAAACATTGTTGCTAATCGAAAACGCCTTTACGACCAGTTTGCAGGTATGTTTCCAGACTTTGATTCTTTCTGTCAGATTATGGACCAATGCACAGAGAACTACGAATGTCTAGTTATTGATAATAACGCCAAATCAAACAAAATCGAGGACCAGGTTTTTTGGTATAAAGCAGCATCACATCCGAACTTTCGTATTGGTGCACCAGAATTTTGGGTTCCTCAACCCCAAAAGGACCCTGATGAAGGCAATGACTACGACCCAAGTGTAGTTGGAGGTAAGAAAAAGAATTTGCCAATTATTCAAGTGAAAAAATATTAGACTATGGGCATCAAAAAGTTCCCGACGATTATTACATAAGTATTTATACTAAATATCTATGGAATAATAAGAAATGGGAAATTTATTTTCAACCAGTAACTGGAATGAAAAAAGCGGAAGTTTTGGTGATAATGAATCAAAAAAAGCTACAAAAGCTAATAATGTAAAGAATAATGCCAGTGCAAAGAACAATAATGGTACTGAATCAAAACAGAATAATACTTCTAAAACTAACGCAACGAAGCCTAATAACGGACCGAAGCCAACCAATGAGCCGAAACCAAATAACGCAGCAAAGCCAACCAATGAACCAAAGCCAACCAATGCACCAAAGGTAAATAACGTACCGAAACCAAATAACGCACCGAAACCAACCAATGCAACAAAGGCAACTAATGCACCGAAACCAACTAATGGACCAAAGGCAACTAATGCACCGAAACCAACTAATGGACCAAAGGCAACTAATGAACCGAAGCCAACCAATGGACCAAAGCCAACCAATGGACCAAAGGCAACTAATTCACCAAAGGCAAATAATGCACCAAAGCCAACCAATGCACCAAAGCCTAATAATGCACCAAAACCCAATACTACTTCTAAAACTAACGCACCAAAGGCTAATACCAATACAAGGAAACTAAATAAAAATACCAAAGTCCCTGGGAATCATAAATTATTAACTGCTATAGCAAATGCTCACAAAAACACGAAATAATGTTGCTTCCGGCCCCGAAAGCGTTTCTTTATTGCTTATTTTAAAAGAACTTTGTAGGAGATGTCAGTAACAGAAGGAATAGGTACGCCGTTAGCTTCTTTTCAACAGGCTGCCGCCTACATACCTTCGCAAAAAGAACTAATTGAATCTTGGGAAAAAAACTTCAATATGATGCTAATTAAGTTTGCAATTGTTACAGCAATACAGGTTGGAATTGTTGCTTGGGTAATTTCAGGTGGCGGTCTAGCAGATGTTATAAATAACTGGCCGAAGTACCGTTGTAATCCAATGATAATGCCGTTTGCTGGGCTTTTCGGATTTGATGCCAGCGAAAATTTTAACTTCTGTATGAAGAATATTTTTTCACTGAATGCGGGTGCAGTTTTAGCACCTGTTTACGGCATTATGTCAAACTTTACAGATGTTATTTCAACTGTTTCAAACGTAGCAAACTCTTTCCGTTATTTAATTGCCAATTTGTTACACGGCATGGAGCGACTAATGAGCTCTTTCCGCGACCGCTTTCAGTTTATCCTATTTTCAATACGCATGAGCTTTTTTAAAATTATGAATTTAATGGGACGCCTATACACAACATTTTACGCCGTAATTTTTATGGGCATGTCAGGTCTCCAAGCCGCACAAAATGTAGCAAATAATGACATGGTTAAATTCTTATTGGCATTCTGTTTTGACCCTAATACCCCAATAAAGCTTGCCTCAGGTAAAGTAGTACTACTTTCCGAAGTTCAGATAGGAGACAAGCTAGCTCCGGTCAATGGCAAAACACCAATAATAACCGCAAAATTTAAATTTAATGGGTCCAAAACCCCCATGGTCGAACTAAACGGTACTAGAGTCAGTTCTTCACATTATGTATATTACGAACCATTAGCCACTTGGATTCCTTCCGAACTACATCCTAATGCGGAGTCGTCCGATTCCTTACCAGAACTAATCTGTCTAAACACGGATACACACACAATGAAGATAAATACAAATATATTTAGGGACTACGAAGAATGTGAGTCTCCAGATGTTATAAATACAACACAACAGCTTGCAGAAAAGTCGGTAAACAGCGGTTTCTCAGGCCCACCCATTTCCGATTACGCTCTTGGCCTATGCCCATCAACCCCTGTTTTATTAGCAAACGGTCTACAAAAACCAATTTCCGAAATCCAAATCAATACAAAAATTGCCCAAGGTGGCATTGTATTGGGGATTGTCCAAGAAACAGTTACGCAAATTTGCACCCTTCCAAATAATATAAGAGTCTCAGCAGCTCAGCTCTTATGGGAAGATAATAGTTGGAAAAGAGCAGGGCAACTTTATAAAATAGAGATACTAGCCAAGCCGTTAATCTTCTATCAATTAATTACAGAGTTTAATATAATTTCATCCGAGAAAACCATGTTTAGGGATTACAGAGAGGTTAATATTCCTGAAATGGAAGATGCATACGAATCCTTCCTATCTTTCCAGTCGGAATCGGCAAGCCCGAATCTGCCAACAGCACAAATGTACATAAATATTTAAATAGTAAGCTCTTGGTATGATATTAGTTAGTTTGTACTTAGTGCGACATAAAGGACAACAGTCAATATTGAACCGGACCATATTTGTATAGCAATTAATACATATTGAATGTTCGCAGGAAGTAGGATTGATTCGGCCACCAGGCCACTCTAAATAGCATACGGGACAGTGTTCCATTAATTAACAATGGCTATAATAATTTTTTTTCATTTTTTTCGTAATTGCGTCAAAGACTTGTAAATATCTTATTGTGACTTTTAGATGGAAAAGCCACAATCAGAACGGGTGCGTGAATGTTTAAACATAATGAAAAAACTAACTGAATCCTTAGAACTTCCAAGCGATTCAGATGAATTAGCCGCACTTCGCTCACATATGAATGCCTATATCAAAACGGGAGACGCTTGGTCAGGCACTGTTGATTTTTCCCGCTGGGGTCGTATTGCCCACTGTGTTTTCCCGAAGCAGGCAAATAAGCAGGTTGAGGTGACCTTAAAGTCTAATAAACCAATTAACAAATAAAGGTTCCTCTTTTTTATCTAATGATGAATATGATAAACATTATTAGATTTCCGCCATGTACAACTCTCATGTAACGTATTTTCCTTTACTATGTTATAGTCGCTAAGAACCCGTCCATCGTCTAGTATTTTCCCACCAAAGATTAATTTCTGGAATTCAACTGGTAGCCCACCTTTAGCATAAACCTTTTGTTTGATTTGTGAAATAGAATCACTAGATTCAACATCAAGAGTTATTGTAACACCACTATTGAGTTTTACAAAAATCTGCATTTTTAAAATAACAGCATATAAGATATATATTCAAATTTTTTAATTAATAATTAAATAATAAAACCCCACGACCACCAAATACGCGAAATACATTAAACGTTGTAATATAAACGTATATATTTAGATTTACATGTTTACCATTATAGTCTGGGTTCATAGTTAAATGCAACTCCTTTTTGGGAAGCTTTTCCCAGTTTGACAGCCCCCTTGGATATACAGCGTCGCCAATTGTAGCATCATCGCTTGCCCCAGGGGCTAGGCCAAACGGAAATACATAAATATATCGATTAAAAAGCGGAGCCTTTCTATAATGAAGTAACGGTAGCAGCGACCTAAAAATAGACGGTGACTGATGGTTAACACGAAGTACGTTACTAAAAGTCACTTGGGCACCTTTAATCGGCTCAGATTGGGCGTAACGAAAAGCTGGTAGACTTTGGTCCGTGTTTGTCAAGACCGCATCTGGCCACCATGGCATACGCCACCAATGTGTAGGCTCTGTTGTTATCGGCATCATATCTCTAGTCAATAAGAACCATGCATTGAAATTAGCAACCTCAGGGCGTTGTGCAACCCAAATAAGCTCCTTAACAGGATTATTATAAGCCAGTGGTATTCGGACGTTCGATGCGTTTTGCGTAGCTGAAGGCGGAACTATATAATGCTGTTCAACAACATATTCAAGCATAGATGACCGAAAGGCGATAGCCTCATCCTCTTCCAAAGAAATGTATTCGGCCAATAAATAGCAATCGCCCATCGGTAGTTTAAAGGGCATTCGGATGTTTGGAATAACTTCCCCACTGATTCCATTTAGCTTCTGCATTGGATTGATATTGTACACTAAATTCGGCGAAAGGGGGTTTTGTCTATAGAATTGTGCACCTTCGATACCTGGCATAGTGCCATTTACAGGATCTACACCAGAATTACGCGATTCAGTAAAAAAAAGCTGATTAATTGGGCGAAAGCTAACCTGAACCTGGACCGCATCCTGGTTAAGAGCATCCATTGGTAAAGCATTACAATATGAACCACGATTGAACCAAAACGGCAACGGTACTTCAACCTGGGTTGGACCAGAACTTGACTGACCTATCGATTTACTATTAAAGCCGTTAGCAACCCTTTGTATCATACGATTCTTAACTCTTGCTGATTCATTTGATTCATAAAGCTCATCGTAAATTTCTAAAAACAACCCGTCAATCCTATCAACATTAACACCGCCAATATTAAATTCCGCCATATTTATTAGAGCATGCCCTAATGAATTTGTCCAGCCAAATGAAGGCCCAAGAAATGTATCTGGTGTGCAGGCCACCAATGCCTGTTGCTGCGGACTATAAATATCAGGCATATTTACAACTAAGGTCAGCTGTGAAAGCAGCTCAGCTTTTCGGGGAATAGTACATGTGGCAGAAGTGCCAAAAGCCGGCTCATTGTCAAAATCTAAGCGAATCCACTGGGCAGCCCATCGCGATGTCTTCTTAAATACCTTGGCGTAATGTCCTAA